ACACTACTTAGTATATTTCAGTACGCTACTAGCAGCAAAATAAAAGTAGAAATGGCTAGAAAGAAACTGGAAAAGAACAAAAAATGAACATTGAATATAACTACGAAATGCAAGAGTTGTTCTTGCGTATGATGATTAGCGATCCACAGCTATACACTAGAGTAAGCAATATACTAAACAGTGATAACTTTGAAAGACAACTACGTCCTGCAGTACAGTTTATCAAAGAGTATTCAGAAGAATATACTAGCGTTCCAGACAGTGATAAGATCAGTGCTACTACTGGTGTTAGACTACAAACAATAGATGATATACGCAGCAGCGACATAGATTGGTTTCTAGATGAGTTTGAGCGTTTTACTAAGCGACAGGAACTAGAGCGAGCTATTCTAAAAAGTGCTGACTTACTAGAAAAAGGAAACTATGACCCAGTAGAAAAGCTAATCAAAGATGCAGTTCAGATTAGTTTGACTAAAGACATGGGTACCGATTACTTTGCAGATCCAAGAGGTAGACTGATGAAGATAAAAAACAACAACGGGCAGATAAGTACTGGTTGGCCGTGTCTTGATAACAAACTATACGGCGGCTTCAATCGCGGCGAACTACAGATATTTGCAGGCGGTTCTGGTAGCGGAAAGTCACTATTCATGCAGAACTTGAGCGTGAACTGGGCACAAGCTGGTCTAAATGGAGTCTATATTACGCTAGAACTTAGCGAAGAGTTATGTGCTTGGCGTATTGATAGTATGATGACTGATGTTGCTACTAAAGATGTGTTCAAGAACATTGATGATGTAGAACTGAAAGTAAAGATAAACGCAAAAAAGGCAGGCAAGTTCTATATCAAGTATATGCCTGCACAAAGCAATGTAAATGATATTCGTGCTTACATCAAAACACTGCAAATAGAAACTGGAACCAATGTTGATTTTATATGTGTAGACTATCTGGACTTGCTTATGCCAGTAAGTGCAAAGGTAAGTCCCAGTGATTTATTCGTCAAAGACAAGTATGTAAGTGAAGAGATTCGGAACTTGGCAAAAGAACTAAAAGTTCTTATGGTCACTGCATCGCAGCTAAATCGTAGTGCAGTAGAAGAAATAGAATACGATCATAGTCATATCAGCGGTGGCATCTCAAAGATCAACACAGCAGATAATGTGTTTGGTATTTTTACCAGCAGACATATGCGAGAAAAGGGTCAGTATCAGATACAGCTTATGAAAACCAGATCGTCAAGTGGCGTTGGGCAAAAAGTTGATTTGTCATTCAATGTGGATACACTACGCATATTTGACGATGGAGACAGCACTGGATACACAGCTAGCGGCAATAGTGCTAGTACATTGCTCAACAAGATAAAAACTAGCAGTGTAGTTGGAACACAAGTAGGAACAAAAATAGACCCAGAAACTGGAGAAATATCAGAAGCTGCAACTAAAAATGTAACAGCAGATGTGCAAGGAGCAAAGCTAAAATCTATGCTTGCCAATCTAAAGAAGAGTTCATAAAACCATTTTGGTGATAAATACATCTATGAAAAACAAGACTCGTAGTTTGCTAGAAGAACTAGAAAGCATTAGTAAGCATCGCGATGCCAAACACATCATTGAAAATCGTGCTGTGAATGTTATTTCTAGTGCTATTCATTTGATGGAGGTTATTGAACGTAACTTCACTCCAGAACAAGCAGCAGTTCTAGAAAAGAAACTTTTGATCGCAATCAAGAATCGTGATCAAGGAAAGTTCACTCGTAGTCTAAAGCGTTCAGAGGATGCATAATGCTGAGCAAAGAATTTTTAGATGAAGGTCTACGTGACTGGTGGAGAAAATCTGTTGCACCTACCGCCGCAAAACACTTAGGTTTATTATCTAAAACTGGGTTATTGGGCTCTCAAGCTAGACAGCTTTCCGCACATACTGGCGCATTACAAAGAGAAAGAGTTGCGTTTATTCAAGACTTTGCTGAAAGATTAAAACTATACTTTGACAACAAAAAAGACTACATAAGCGAAAACTACTCTTCTTTAGATACATTGATAGAATTCTTTATTAATAATCAGATAAAAGAACAAACAGGTGCTCAGAATGTTTTTTCGTCAGTAAAAGAAGTTTTAGACGATTACATGGCGGCTCAAACCTCAAGATATATAGTGACTCCTCAAGACAAATTAATACTAGACAGACTAATTGATGACTTCTCTAGTCAATTCAAAAATACAGGAAATTTCTCACAGAAAATAGCCGAAAAAATGGGAGCCTGGCTATATGACGTTGCATCAACGCAATTTCGTGACAGAAGAGGAGACATACTTGATAAGCAAGATCCAACTGGCGCAAAGGCATCTAGAGGATATGTTGGACAAACTAAATCTCAGTCAGCTTATGCTTCTTCATTAGAGTCTTCTGCTGCCCCAACAAAAAATGAATGGAATCGTATTAGACTTAATTATAATACTAAATATGGCGTAAAGCTTCCTATAAATCCAGAAGTAGAACTTAACAGAAGAAAGTTTCAATTCAACTTTACGAACAATAAATGGTACGATATTAGAAATAGTGCAAATCCACAGCCGATGAGCGATCAAGATCAAGAGATGCTTAATAAGACATATCAAGAAAAGTATATTCCCATAAATGCTCCAGTTCTCGGAGGAATGCCAACTGAACTTCAATGGAAAAAAATGTCTGCTGCCCCATTTCCAAAATTTCAGTATAACAACAGAAGATTTGGTTTCAATTTTAAGCAGAACAAATGGTACGACATGGACTATAGACTTCCGGCACCCGACAAAGATCAGAAAACTCTAACTCAAGAATTCTTAAAACAAAATTCATCTGGCTCTCAGCCTGCATCCACTGCAACCACTACTGGATCATCTTCTACTGCATCACCTACTGGTTCCACACCATAAAAATATCGTTTGGTCTAAATTTTTGGACAAAATGATAAATAAGTATAGAGGCAATTGACCTCATAACATTTAGGAGATTTAAAATGGCAGGTTTTACAAGAGTTAGCGGCGACTTTAAGCCAGTAGCAGTGTATGATGCACAGTCTTATACCAATACAGGTGTAAACGCAGTAACAAGCGGAGCAACAGTTCAGCCACAGGGCCCAAAACTAGAGTTTCTAACAGTTACTTTCACTGGAACAGGAACAACAGGAGCACAAGTTTTGGCAACTGTTAATGCAATTCAACAACTAGCAACAATATATGTCTATGAATTCACAACTGATACAAATGACACACTAGCAGTTGCTATGTATCCAGTTGGTGCTTGGGGAGATGTGACTGCGACAGGAGCAGGAACTCTAGATCAAGCAATTACAGATGCTGCAGGAGAAGCAGTTTCAATTGCAGCTTCAGCTACATTCACAAACTAATCTAGATATCTAGATAGTATAGAACCCAGGATTTATTCCTGGGTTTTTTATTGCTCAGTAAATACTATACTATGAGAATAAGATGCTTAACTCTTTTTGACATTACCAAAACAGGTATAGGAAGAAGACAAGCTGCGACTATAGAAGACACTGTAAAGTATAACAAGGCTAGAAGTCAGCAAATCAATTTTGAGACTGTTCTTCAAATTATAAGCATGCGTTGTCAGCCAGAACAGATAACAGACCCGCAAAAAACAGAAATTATACCAACAGAACAATATTGGGGATACTTGTACTGCAATGCAAAACAAAAGATTCCACAATGGGAATTCAGATTTGTAGTTGAGCAAAAAGAAGTGTTCTTCAATGGAATACACGAACTAGGAAACTTATACTCAGACGCAGATGGTGTGCCAATGATAATAAAACTAGAAGAATGGGACAAGTTATCAGCTCAGATAAATATTTCCACAGAGTTGAAAAACATACACTTTGAAGTTATAGAAAATGATTAGATCCATTGAAGATTTAGTTCGCGATGCAATTCCAAATTTGCTAAAATGTCTTATTTACATAGACAACTCCGACAACTACATATTGTTTGAGCAATATAGCATTAAAAAGCATAATGACTATGTACTACTGAAACAATTCAGAGATGATAAAGAACTCAAGTTCAGCAAAATAAGAAATGCTACTGCTTATGCCGTGTTAGACAGACACAATAAGTTGTTTGAAGCTAACAAAGTATTTGAATTGGATCTAAAATTGTCTAGCATTGCAATTGACAAATTATTGCACGACAAACTAAAACGCAGCAAAGATATAGAAGAACATATCATCTATACAACTAAGTTGCAAACTGACTACTTGCGTGAAAAACAATTTCAACACGAATTGGATAAATACATTATAATGGCCAATGAATGCCAACAAAGAGGATTTGAAAATGAACTTAAACGAACTACGCGAAACCAAAAAGACTAAGTTAGCTATCAAGGTGCTACGCGAAAGTTATGGCGTCAACTTGAATGTAAACAAGTTGGACATTAGACAAACAAAAAATATGTTGTCTAAAGTTCGCGGTCTTATCAACGAAACAAAGCAATCTACAAGAATACACAGCAGTCACAAGAGCCCAGATTATCTAAAGTTGCTAATGATGGAGCAAGCACTAAGCGGACATCTAAGTCATCTACGCACTCAAACCAGAATAATGGTTGAGAATGAAGAAGTTCAGAAATCTCAAGTTATTTTGGCCGCACAAGATATGGTTGACAGCATACAAAAAATGCTAGAGCAAATCAGCAAGATGAATGTTGAAGAGCTACCAGCAGTAGTAGACGGCATTTCTAATGAAATCGGATCAAACGAAAGTGAGCAGTTTGCTCAAAGTGCTGGAAACGCACTAAACACACTACAGCAGGGACTATCTACTGCTAAGCAAGAACTAACTAG